TAACCCTAGACTTGCCACCTCTATTGGCAATAGTTCTACTGGGGTTTCAATACCTGTATGTCTTGGTTTTAATAAGTCAAGCAATGTATAGAATTGTTCTTGCGAAAAAGTTAATCCCTCTACAAAATTATATAAAGCCGATGTAGTGTCTACTGTTCCAAAAGAACCCTGTTCAATGCTTGTAAATACTCTTGGAAGACTATTCATAAAAGTTGTTTGCACGTTGTGGTTTGACGGAATAATTACAGAAATAGAACCTGCGACTCTCCAAACACTTTGATCAGTAAATAAGTAAACTCGATAGTAAGTTTGTCTTCCAGGAATTAATGGAACATCCGAAGGATTGTCTTCTCCATCAATAAACTCTGCACGGGAGACGTTTCCTTCTGTAGCAAACTCATCAAAAATGATAATGCCATCTTCTGCGGTTTCTGGAAATCCAACTTGACTTCTTAGTAATCTAATTCTAGAAAATTCTCCACGAGGGGTCTGCCATTTAACTAATACTTTTGTAAAGTCCAAAGCCAATACAGACATGGGCTCGACAGAAAAAGCAAGTTTAACAAACGCACCGTAAGTAGACGCTCCGTAATAATTTATACCATATCTAGCCATAAAATTTTTACGCTACATTTCCAAATACAATCCAACTGTTATTTGCAATTTTTATTAATGTAGCAACTCCATATCTCTCAGTAATATTAATAGAACTTGTAATTGCTGCTCCATTTACCGTTACTCCAACCGCTCCCTCAATCGTAACTGTTCCTGTTCCATTTTGAATTAAAACAATAATTTGTCCAATAAGAAACTCATCACTTGCGTCATTTGGAATAGTTACTGTTATAGAACTGCTGCTTGAAAATACAAAAGTATCGGCAGCAACCGTTGTTTCTAAAGTCAGTGTTGTTCCAATTTGATTACTAACTGTTTTTTGTTGTGAGTTAGCAACGGCTACGGCAATACCCGCCCACTCAGATCCTGTCCATACCTTAGATGTTTTGTAACTCATACAATTGCTCCCATTAAAATTAATAATCCAGCATCAGAAGATAAAATATCTTCATTATTTTCTAAAGCAGCGCTTGAAGTTGAGTCTACCCAGATAGTTCCAGCCGCATAATCTGAACCTGTTGGTTGAGATGCTGCGTAAATAACTGGTACTAATTCTTTGCCTCGTGTCTGTATAGTTCCATCTGGAAGAACTTTAGTAACAACTGCAGATGCTGAAGTTTGAAACTCAACTAAGTTTGCAGTCTGACTAGCCCTGGCTCTTACGACTAAACTCTTTACTCCAATAGCGGATGAGGTAATTACTGATCCACCAACATTAGAAACATACTCGTCATACACATCTTTTAATCCGTATTCAATATTTGCAAGACGATCCTTTAAGTTACTCCAGTTGGTTGTAATAAAGTCAACTGAACCAACCCAACCAGAGCCCGTCTTAATGAGGGTGCCAATATTGTTTTGAAGAGCGTTAACTTCTTCTTGAAGGCTATTTACGTGCTCGGCAAGGACGGTATCGGTAAAGTCAACTTTTGTAGTAAAGGACTTTACGGACGATGGATATGCTGCTGTCACTTAACTTCCTCTCAGACCTAACGGTCTATTTTCTCTTGTTTGCCCCTTATTTACTGTCTTAACTATTAGTGGGTATGTCCCGTAGAGGCCTTTCCCGTCATCTGTGACTCTAAGGTAGAGACCTTTCCTTCCAAGGTGGTTATCTTTCCTTCTGCCGTTGTCATACGTGTCTCTAAACTCTTTATCTTATTTGCTAAAGCCATAAAGGTAGCGGTCAAGTCTACTTCTGTAGTTCCATCAGACTTTTTAGCAGTTATTACATGTGCCGACAATCCTGTTAGAGAGGTTGTATTTGCTAAGGGTTTAATAAAAATCTTTTTATTCTTACCTTTATTTTTACCAAACGCACCAAGCCATACTGGATAGTTTATGTTTCCACCAATAAATGAAACCCAAACACCCTGACCTACTGCTGGGAGGTCTGTCCGTATTCCAGCAGGTTCGGCCGCATCTATCCAATCAGTAACTTGAGTTCCAATTAACTGAGGAATAGATATTTTTAAACGGTTTTGTTTTTTTGGATCAACATTGTTCTTTACAATTCCCCGATATATTCCTGACAAATTATTCATTAAATTACACCAATGTTTATATTTGTTTCTTGAAAACGCCAAATTTGTCCAGCAGTTCCCACCATAGTATTTGCTCCAGAACCAGCCGCTAAATGCAGAGCCGTAACATTTACCGTCTTTACTCCAGGGGCTTGTAGAACCATAAACTCTACATCTCGTGGATAAATAGTTTCTGCAAAAGTTGCATTTACATAACCAAAGCCAGTTAAAATAGCAATCTTTATATTTTCTTCTACCTCTGCAGTTGTATACTGATTGGTCTTTGTATAAGCAAGAGTACAAATTAAATCGGTATAAGTAGGAGGTTGAACCGTAACTGTTGTCCCTATCAGTACCTTGTCAGTTAAAAATTCTTCTACATCTTCTTGTATTCTTTCAAACTCAGCAGTTGGGTCATCGTTTTCATCTAAGCCAGGAGCAATATCTGTATCAGTTGCAGATCTACTTGGTGCTATATACAGTGTAACCGAAGTCCAAACTGCAGCGGTTGCATTGGCTTTACCAATTCCGCTAACAGATAGTGCAAGATCTGAAAAATCTTTTAGTGTTACCGCTCTATTACCAGAACGAAGAGAGGCTGGTGCTGATGCTCTAATTTGATCATTAGTTTCAGGATTAGAACCACCAAGGGCGGTAATTTCATTTGTTACTGTTATAGCGCCTTGCACTGCAGTTGTTTGGCCTTCTGATAACCCAGGAAGATATTCAATTGTATCTATAGTCGCTGGCTCAATGTTACCAATAGCACCACCACCAACAGTGTACAGCGCTCTAATTTCAGAAGCATTGGTTGGAATTACACCCGAAACACCGTCACCAAAGGTTACGTAAACAAGATTGTTTTCATCAATAAACAAAGAATAAACTAAGTCATTAGTTGAGTAATCAATTAAATGTTCAACTTGCGTCCACTTAGAAAATAAATCTCCATCTTGAACGTATACTTCTACAGAACCATCAACTACGGGTGACTCTCCAAGAACAAACCGCATTGCTGGAGTTCCAGTAGATGTTCCAATTAACTCTCCGTATGCAGTAGTATCATCAGCAACCAGTGTTACAGACCGTCCTTCAAAAGCACTAACGGTATATTCTCCAGGATTTTCTCCAACAATTTCATCGACTACAGCCTCAGCAACAGTTGTAAAATATACTGTTTCAACAGTGTCATCAATAATTACTTGACCACTCACAACCGTCCCTGCAGGTATAGTTACTTCAGCATCAGATGAGTTAGTGAAGACTAAATCTACTGTTGCATTTCTATAGCCCGCTGGAGTGTAGCCATAAGTTAAAGCGATGTTTAATAAACTTTCTCTTTGTGTTGCGGTTCTAATATATGATTCATTAGCAACTCGATCAATATAATAAGAGACTAAGTCTCCCATATATGCAAAGGCTTCTACTAGGGCAACACCAAAATCTGCTGGGTCAGAAGCATTCCATTCAGGTATACGATCTTGAATTCTGGCAATTAATTCTTCACGAAGTGAGTAGTAATCTCTTCCTGTGTAATCAATTGAAATAGGGATATTCGATGCGGGCGCAACGGTCATAGTAACTCCTCGTAGATTGGGTTAGCACCTTGAGAGAAGACCAAGCCAATGAGTGTGCTAGTAACCTCATCGTTTGGTAACCCGTAAATAACTTCAACGGTTAAAGTACTTGTATAAATGTCACTTGTTACATTTGTTTGTTGAAGAGTCAGTAAGTCTAACTGTTGAGCAAAGGCTTTTTCAACCTCTGATTGAATTTGAGCAGTTGCTTCAGTTTCTGAATTAAACAAAGTGTAAGGAATTAAAGTTCCAAAATTTGGTCGCATTACTCGTTCTCTCAAAGAGGTGGCTAAAACAGACTTAACTCGATCAGACCATATTTTAGATTGAGATTGGGTTGAACTTACCTTTCCATAAGAATCAATAGAGAAGGGAAGTGCAAT